ATCCGTTCCATCTCGGAAAGAGTCTTCCGGGTCCAGTCTGGAAGACGGAACTTTCAAGGACCGATACAGCTTTTTAATAAAGAAATGCAAATCTGCTAGCTCGTCTAGAGAGGTTGCTCCACCGATTGTCTGCACCGTAGTAGCTTCTTGCCCTTGACGTTTGGCAAACCAATAAGAGTCTAGGGTGGATTGTGGACTATACTTCTTAACGATATCTCCTTGTTCGGCGTCAAAAGTCTTGGAAGACCAGTATTGGGTCTGTAATTTTCTAAGGTACGCTTCCGCTTTCGGGACTGGCAGGGTTCCCACATCCACGTTGAAAACGAAACGAAGGGGGGCGTGAACCATTCTATGAATGACCACCGCATCTTCAATCATGCTCAACTGGCGGTACGCTCTACGGGCATTTTCGATAAATGGGACGATAAACTCTTTAGTTTCGTTGTAGCAGGAGTTGTTGATATATACTACCTGATTTTCTTCGTAAGGGATCGGCTCGTACTTTTCAACTTTTCGAGGGTCGTTCTTATCAAATATTGGTTTTTGGTATAAAAACCCCTTAACCAACATATTCTGGATGTTCCCATAGACCGGATCGATAAGATCTGACGGAATATTTATAACTCCCAAAACACCTTCCTTCACATAATGGTCATGAATTATTTGTTCGAAGTATAATTCCCCTTCAATTAAAAGCTGGCGAATATACTGCCACCCGTTATTATGAAGGTCGAAATGTTCTATATATTTCTGGAACTCCGTCTGGATCTCACCTTTTTTATCACTATCCAGATCGGTATTTTTAAACTTTAAAATACATATATCGTCGTTCTCGTCCGGGTTTATAGACTCGTCACATATTTCGTCCAGCGCGTCCGATATTTCGGAAAACGCCGCCATGGTACGATAATCCCGCATTCTTCCGGGTTTATCCTCAGACGCGGTGGCGTACATTATATCCGAGAAACTTTTATCCCGTTCAATCGAAGAGAACGCCGTGTTGTTGAAGTCGTTATTGAGCGTTACCGAATTCTTGGCAATCGCCTCTGGCCTACGCATTCCAACGTTTTGGAAATACTTATATTTTGTATTCTTAGATTCGTCCGTGTCTAAGACGTTGTAATTGTAGGGCAACCGACTTTTCAGGTAGGAGGACATGCTTCGATCATAGGTCGAAGACTTCCCGTCTCTGCTTATATTCGCCCGATTATTAGGGTTGTTGATCAAACCACCTGATGCCATATTGTTATTTAGCCCAAGTTATTAAATAACAAGTCAGTATTCAGCGATCTTTACTTTATATCCGGTACCACCGTCACTTAGAGACCCATGCGCCGGATTCACGGACAAATAATTGGCCACCCGCTGTTTTACTATATAAGCTGCCATCTGGCGACCATATCGACATGGTATGTATCCCGGTTTGAGTTCCTGATGTGTTAACAGACGATGATACGTAGTTTAAGGCCACCTCAAATGTGTTTGGTGTAGCATTTTTAACCTGATAGGTGGTGGTAAGGAATAAACCTGTCGGAAGTCCTCCGTCAGTGGAAAACCGAATCGGCGTACCGTTTTTCAACCCATGTGCGTTTAGAGTGATAATCCCCGGGGTACCAATCGAGATTGTGACCACGCTTGACGGGTCAGCCCCCCCGACAAACCATGCAGGGCCATCGCCTGTCGCACCATGAACAAACCCGCCATCGACGTGTGCTTGGCCTTGATAATTGATTGCAAACTTCTCATCGGTACCTTTAAACCCGCTAAATATATCCGACACCCCTCCGCTTTGTGAAACTGCCCGAAACGGCACTCTACTAGTAGAAGGGGGGATCGAAACTATCTGCGCCCCATCGGTACCGGCAGTTGTAGTGGAACTAATATTAATACCCCCAATTTTTAAAGTGCCGTCCGCACCAATGAGCCAAAGTCGAGAGTAAGCGCCCGCACTGGTTCTGTTTTCAATGTCCCATCCACCGGGAGCCATCGCGTCGGTCAGACTCCTAACTTGAATGCCAAGACCAAATCCGGTTGATAGCGTTCCACTTAAATAACCCAGTCTAACGGAATAGTTGGCAGCTCCAGAATTAAGAATAGGTAATTCAGATAGACCCATCTCAGTGAGGTCGAGTTTAAACGTCCCTCCTGTTTTTCTTCCTAACGATAATAAGGGTTTTGGAAACACCTCTGGCCAAGCGTCTTGAAGAATTTGAACCTGAAGGGCAAAACCTGCGTCAATCGGATGAACTCCATTTTCTGTATCTTGGACAAGCCCGTTATCCCGCGCCAAGACTCCGGAACCGAAATAGTTACGCCAATCTAAAAAGCCGTATCCACGGGCCAATGCGATTGTAAAAAGAGCGTTGGATTGAGCGATCTGAGTAGTATCGCCCGTATCCCACCAATAAGGATTTCGCGGAATCAAAATAACCCCGGGGAGGGTTGTCATTGTTGCGGTTAGTCGATCAATATAATCTGTCACGTATTGTTCAACTAACGGAGCTTCGTCTGCCATTTCTAAATAAATAACGTCCGGATCATATTCTGTGATGATTGGAGCAATCAACGCCTCCGGGGTAAGATACCATGAGTCTATATCAGTCGATCCTTTCGCCATCCAAAAACTAGAAAATCGGGCGCGTGGTTCGTAGAACTCAGCTCCGAGCAGCGTTGTATCACCGGATAATCGAGTCGCTCGTAAAACCGATGGTCCTGTGGCAGACAATGGGTAGGAAACCACAACCGCCACCGCCGATCCTAGGTTATTTGCGTTGATTGATGCTGTCAGTACCGTCCATGGGCCTGAAGTTGTAGGACCAACCTCCACCTTGAATGTCCCTGCATTGTTTTCTGCAATATAATGTAGTTTGGCTATGGTCGCCGTTATCGGATTGGTTCCCGATCCACAGAAACTAAAAGAAGAGATGGGTACCGATAGCAAATACACCTGACCAATCGGTTGCCTGCCATAAACTCCCTGAGTTGCACTAAGCGCATAAACAGCTCCGTTGGCGATGGCAGGGTAAGTCCCTTGTAACGCGTTAAGTTTTGAGTTTTTCAGCTCTACCAACGAGTCACCAAGGATAAGTATTTTTGGTACATAGTTTGCGTCAACCGCAGTCTTTCCAGCCAGTTTTGATAAATTCCCACGTAAAAACGGATTCCCAAGGCCACCCCATGTCGCAGAATTAGATTGGACGGTGGTATAAGTAGAACCCCAAGCAGCACTATTGGAGTTAGTAATGGTATAAGTAGAATCCCAAGCAGAGCTTGACGCTCTTACTTTTGTAGAAGCTGCAACATCATCTCCCACCTCTCCCCATGTCGCAGAATTAGATTGGACGGTGGTATAAGTGTTTTGCCAAGCCGCACTATTGGAATTAGTAGTGGTATAAGTAGAATCCCAAGCAGAGCTTGACGCTCTTACTTTTGTAGAAGCTGCAACATCATCTCCCACCTCTCCCCATGTCGCAGAATTAGATTGGACAGTGGTATACGTTCCTTGGTAGGACGCTGATAATAATGAAAACGCCGTGTTGGATGGAACATCTAAGACCGCCCTAGACGATTCCACGTTAGAGGACTTCATAAACTCGTCAGTGTGGAGGGCTACAGTAAAGTTAGGCATATTGGTATTTAGGGTAATAGATAGGTATACAGACCCGAAGGTTGTAGGTATGTATACACGGAGTTTGGTTGAATATACATATTTATAGTTGAATTATCTAAAATTAAAATAAACCCTAGATCTGCCCACCCCGCACTATTAGCAGTTACAAAGGTAAATTGATTAAACCCGGATAGCCAAACTGAAGATAATTGAAGAGTCGCCACGTTATCAGATACAATTACCACATCTTCGTCTGGAATCCTATAAGCGGATATGGTTGGGAACTTGGCAGTATCAATCTCTTCGTATACCAACGCCGGGATAGTCTCATTGGAACTTAAATACCATGTGTTGTTATAGCTGAACCTTTTTCCGAAAAACGTGACAACGGTATCTATAAAATTTGGTATTCGAGTTATCCCGAATAACGGATAATTACCATAAAACATATTAGTGAATTCGGGATAGGCGGATATTAAAACTACATCAGTTCCAGTATAATCAACCCCGGATAGAGTGGAATACGCGTCATAAGTGTATAAATCGTCTCCTGTTGCGACAGGGTGGAAGTTATTACGAACTACATAAATGGGGGCGGATATGTTTTCCAACGGGGGAAATATCCACCCTTTTATAGTAAAAGAGGTGTTTCCTACAATTTTATACTTATCCTGCGCGGATATATCCACCGGGCTTTCAAAGTTGACATCCCCGGACCACGATACTTCGGTCCTTATTTCGTCGTCAAAATCAAGATCAAACCCTTCGGGAATCTTCCATGAGATTATGAAGTACGGATTGCACCATGGAATGAAGTTTGATATGATTTGATCGATATCCTCCTTATAGTTCGCGACGATGGATACATCCACGTCAATCAAAACCGGGACAGGTTGGGGGATTTTTGAGATATCCTTACTGTTTAGATGGTGACGATACATCCGAAAATCCTTATTCTGGATTCTGGAAGAGTCTCGGCGTATGTTCTTCTGTTCCATCGCCACAACAGGCAATGTGATGTTTTTCGCCTGATTTACGATATCGTACATCACCCGATGCTTCGGACCCATGACGTATCGGACGTTGATTTTCTCTTTAGCTACACGATCTTTCGTATATCTATAAACGAAGCAGTCATCAAATGCCGCCACGAATTGGGTCAGCACCGAGTAGTTTTCGAAGTGATAGCTGTATTTTTCCACTATCCTTATTTAATCAACCCGGGATTTCTGGTCACTGGAATCGATCTAAGAAGAACTTTGGCAGCTTATTCCTGTTTTTATCAATCGCGTCGAATATACAACCATCCAGAATATAAGTCACACACTCATCCTCTTCCGATCTTATACCCCTACCGGACGCTTGGACAACCGAACAAAGCATTTTGTTTGTATACCACGCCTTGTCAAGCTTCATCATTTTCTCAATTCTAGGGTCTTTGGTGGGTAGCCAAGGCGCTTTCATTATGATTTGGAACTTGGCTAAATCCCCCTTCAAATCCACCCCGTAGGTCATGCTAGGGCTTACCAGAACGGTGGGAGAACTGCTTCGCTCATGCATATCCAAAAGCTCCTCGTTACGCACCCCCGCCTCCCTACAGAGTAACCGGGAGCTAGGTACGTTGGTTCTAATATAGTCTGTAATAAACTGAGTATGAGTATGTATAAGTCCTTTATCGTCCGCGTGTTCTTCTAGAAGTCCTTCCACCTGATGGGCTAGTTTAGGAAGCATTTCCGTCATGTTTTTGAAATTTAGTTTCTGTTTGGCGAGAATATATATGGGAGCCTTTTCATGGTCGAATGTCGAAGCCACTTCAATGTACTTATATTTTACAATGCCCAAGTTCTTACAGAAGTTGGGAGGATCGATGATTGTAGCGGACATTATAACCACATGATCCGCATAATCGAAGATAAATCGTGCTAGCTTATCGACCTTCAGGGGAACAAACTTAATGATTCTATTATCTTTAATTATTATATATTGACTATCGTAATACGTTCCGATTAAGACTTCCAGACTACTTTGAAGAGACATTAGACGGGTATACTCGGTTTTCTTTTTCGATAGCTCGGTATGGTCTCTGGAAGTGTTTTTGAAGAAATCCGCGTAATCGTCAATATTGTTTATTACGTTCCGCAAAAGTACGGACAACCAGTTCAGAACCTTTGTCGGGGTTTCTTCCACCGGGAAAGACGTCAGGGTAGTGTTCGTTTTAACTAGGAAGGGAATATCCACTTCACATGTAAACTGGCTCACTAGTTGTTCTTCTAGTTCCGATCCCTCATCACAAACTATGATCTTACGGCGTTTTAAGTGCGCGGGCAGTGAGAAGAACATGCTATAATTCAAAGCCGCAAAATCACTTTTCAGCATATTGTTGCGCTGGTTATAATACGGACACCTATTAGATCTCCAGCACTCCCTTTTCAATTTCGGGATATATGTACAGGGAGCTATGTCCACGCTTAAAGAAGTGTCTATATCACAAGCATGGTTTGATTGTCCTTTTAAAATCCCGGTATTCTCGAAAGTGTTGTAATACTGGTCTTGGAGAGCTTTTGTTATGGTAAGCGCGTAACACCCGAAAGATTCCTCTTCGTCCATATACGCGGGTCCGTCGTCTCCGAATATGGAATAATCATCTACTCTGCTTTTGAAAAGATCAGACGGCCCATTGACAGCATTGGCCAAGGTTTTCGGTATAAAACTCTTTCCCGCTCCTGTTGCGGCGTTGCAGATTATAAACTTATGTCCGTCCGCTAACGCCCGTTCCATCTCTTTGAGAATCTCTACCTGAGTAGGATTGGGACTGAAGCCTTCGGGAAAATTGAGTATCAGGTTGGTCATCAGTGATGAGTATACCACCCGACTGCCCCCTTGTCAAGTCTCTTTAAGGGTTCTAAGCAGTGTAGGAGGATAGCGTCAAAACGTATAAGTGACTGTCGTGCAGCTTAGACGCTTCTGTTTTATTCATCATTCTCATCCTCCAATAAGTCTCTTCTGTTCTAGGACAGAATGCGGATAAGCTGTAATCGAATAGGTATCCATCGGGAATCTTTACTACCCTAAATGGGTACGGTAAATCATATTCCTTGTTCTCTGATTCGGATTCAAATTTGAAACGGATAAAAAATTGTTTGGTATTGAATACCTTAATCTTCCCCTTTTTAATACTCTTCCCGTCTAATTGAAAATCCACGGTTTTAAGCATGACATCCTTCAATTGCTCTTCCAACTTATGCATACCTTAATTATCCACAGACCTACACAAATCAACCCATGGTATCTTCGAATGAGCGTTTTTGTTCCGGCGTCATCGGGTAGAGAACCTCGTTATAGTATTGCCAGAACGTGTCATCTCCGGGGATAATCTGTCTTAGGTAGCACTCGTCCATGCTTATATTTCTATAGTCACACTCTAGAATGTCCCATGCGACTACTATATTATGCTTGACTTCATCGATCCGTCTTCCTGTTCTCGGAAGATGGAAGTGTAGAGATAAATGACCGTTCCATGAGTTTAGAACATTCATGGAGTTCGAACACAGCATCCGTCTGACGTATGGTCTTCCGGGGGCGCGTTCAGGTCTCCTACGGGTGAACACAATCTCACACACATTATTCGCTAGGAGAGACTTTAACTCAGGGCGTCCAACCACCCTGTCAACTTGCTGGATATCATCCTTATAAGACTGGACATCCTTCCACTGGTCGAGAAACTTATTCCACGCGGATTTAATCTTCCCGGTAGCTTTGGAAGCTATGCCTTTATAAAAATCAAGAGGAGATGCCACTTAATTATTTAACCTTACAAATACCGAACATCCGCTGTTCGTTGAGGAACAGCCCGCTTTTCAGCTTCCCATGTCCTTCAACTTCCAGATTGGTGATGGGAATCCCCATGTTATTCGGGAAAACCACGATGTCACCTACTTGGGTATATTTCACGTTCGGCCCTTGGAGAACGACTTTCCCTTTTCTCCATGCACTGTGGATCTGGTTTACGGGAATCGCGATGCCTCCACGCATGATATAATCCCCGGAGACTTCATCCATGACCAAATCCGCGTATTCAAGGAGAATGATGTCATCGTACAACTTACACAGAACGTAGTCATCCATACCGAAGTCGGTAGGGAGCATCCGGTCAGTCAGGTCGATGTGGGATTTCTGGGTGGGTAATGCGTCAATTGATACTTTTGCCATAGCTTTATTTAGATTGGGTTTTTTGTTTGTCAAGTATGCGCTCTGATTCTTCGTAAGATACTATTATAAAATCCTTACACCATTGGCACTGTAAAGCGGTTTCGTCTAAATAATACGCTGGTCTATAATTATGCCCCCCGGTCTCCAAACACTCATCTACCAAGATCTGCTTTATAGCTTTATACCTGTCATGAACCTCCCGCATAACATTGGCGCGTTCTTCGCGCAAATCATGCTCAATGCTTATCGCTTCCGCCCGTATTTCCTCTTTCGTCATAATTTTTAAGTGCTTCTATTTCACGTCTTGAATAAAATTCCGGAACCGCCGACGCTTCTACGGGATCTCTTTTTCCCTTCTTAATGTATTCCGACTTTCTTCGTGATAGTCTCGGAATAAGGTTCTCGAAAAAACGAAACTCCGCTTCTCGGGATTTAAATATCCCTGAGTAGACGTTCAGGGTGTCGTTGATGTAATTACAGAACTGCCCGTTATTATAGAACGAAAAGCTCTTTGTCGTTATAAACGGGTTGAAGTTTTCCAGTAGTTCCGGGTCCAGTCCCGGTCTTCGTTTTTCATGTAGAAGGTAATTTACAGTGGTGAACATATTTCTATCTTATGGGTCGAGTAATGCTTAAAGTTGACCGGACTCCCGGTTAGCTGGTATTCCACTGCCATTCGCAAGAACTTGTTATACTCCTCGATGTCTGGTTCGATGTTAAATGGTTTGTTGTGGATGTTCATTTCGATGAGCTGTTCGTATGCCACTCGCGCTATCAATTCATCGGAGTCTCCCGATGATAGATGATAGTTTATCCCGCTGATGTTGTATACGAAGTCCATATTGGATGGGTCATCCTCTACCAGCTTCTTATCCATACTGTTGTATAAATGGTCGTCGTCCCCCCGGGAGGACTGTAAAGTATACCCTCCGATTTCATGCCATGCCCTTTTCAAAAAGGACACATCATTGGGAGTCTTGAGATTGGCTTTATAAAAACGCTCTCCATATGTAATAAACATGGAGCTGTTTCTATAAAGATTGATATCCGGGTGCTGCACATACTTTCTAATATGGTTGGCTATTCGGTTAGGTAGGAATATATCATCATCATCATGAGAGAATATCACGTCAAACTCCTTATATGCTATACCCAAATTTCGTTTATGGGGCAGTAGCATCCGGTCCCGCATGTTTATACACGTAACATTATCATAGGAACACTTCAAAGTAACATACTGGTCATCGTTTATGAAAACCAGATGCTTGTTCTGGTAGGTTTGACGAAGAAATCCTGCCAGAACCCTCCCTAGATAGGGGAGTCTGCCGTACGTTGGACAAATAACAAGAGCGGTCATAAGCACTTTAATATGGTTTGAAAAGTTAAATAGTCTGTAATATAATCTTCCTTATCGTAAGAAGTAGAGCATAGAACTAGTAAAATATCGTTTCCGGTTAAAAAAACTTGTTCGTCCCAAACTAAACTATCAATAAAACATGACTGTCCCTCGGTCAAGACCTCACGTCTTTTAGACGTTCCGTCGTCTAACACAACCTCTATTTCACCTTGAATACAGATTACTACCTGCATGGTTTCAAAGTGGGCGTGTCCTCCTCTTGTTACGTTTTTCGGTACGTTTTTTACTACAAAAACTCGTTTCGGGATAAACGGAACACCGCTAAACTCTATTGGGGTCAAGTCTCCCCGACAATCCTTTAAGGCTTCATACGTCACATTCATATACGCTCTTTACTATACACTGGACATCCTGTTTGTCAAGTCCCTCATGAAAGGGAATACTGGCGGTTGTTAGAGATTCCTGCTGGGACAGAGGGCAGTTGTCAATAGGGGTATGATATAAGTATATCGGATTGTTGTGTTGACACTCGTAATGAATACCACAGACAATTTGTTTGTCCCTCATTCTAGACAAAAACTGTTTGTTATTTTTAACCTTTATCCTATAAAGGTGATCGCTTTTATTGTTTAGACCCAACAAACTATTGTAAGTATCTCGTATCTCATTTAGCTTGTCTAGTTTATCGGCATACGTATTAAAGTTTGCATACGCTATATGGGCTTGTATAGAGTTCATATACATCTTATAACCCGGAAACTTTAGTTTTCTTTCCCAATTATGTTCAGAAAAACTCATGCCGTTCATAACCAATGTTTTAAAGTGGTCGATTTTCTGTTTGTCGTTAGACACTATAATACCCCCGTCACAGCTCCCTATCGGTTTAGTCGGGTAAAAACTAAAAATCATCAAATCATTGTCATTGGCCTCGTTTTTGAACTGGTCTTTTACAACCCTTTGAGCGGAGTCTATTATTTTATACTCGTCGGACTCATACAGGGTGTAAGAACCACCCACCCAATCAACGTTATCAACAAAGTTGATGAAGTTGTTCGACGTGACTATGGCATTCAATACAACAGGTGGAATTATGCTAGGTACGTTTATGACTTCTTTCTTGTTAAGAAGAGCTATAAAAATAGCGTTCGTGGCGCTATTTACGGAACACGCGTACTTTGCCCCAACGTATTCCGAAAACCTATGCTCAAACTCTTCGACCACCTTATCGTGGAGCATGTTTGAAAATTTTGAGGTGTCTATTACGTGATTGGGTATGTTGAATAGTTGTATCATGGTTTTACCAGTAAGTAGCTCCGTCTCCTATAAGGTTTGGGTTGATTGGGGTTTCTTCCGCCGAAGGTCTGCGCCACGAATCATTGAAAAACTTGGATATGTTGTCATGAGCATCCCATCGCCTTCCTTTAATTCCGAACAGGATTTGTGTACCGCCTCCTATATGTATTCCAATTTTTCCTAGGCTTTTAGCGTGGTTTACCAACCATAATGAGTAGGCTCCTGCCCCGACAATAGCCACATCGAAAGACATATTAGACATTAAATTCTGCATATGATCATACGCTTCGAACCAAGATTTAAAAGGTGTGTTGGGGTCTACCCCAGAGCTATACGGGGATTTTATAGTTAGCAGGTTAAAATCCGGCAACACTTCTTTTTTAGACCATACCTCCTTTCGATTCGCATATTGCAGTTTGGCGGTTTCGGTGAAAGGGCTTATCAGTAGCACGTTTTTATCTTTGAGTTCCAAACTCCATGGACTTTCATGATAGAACGGTTCCAACGCTCTTAGCTCCGTGGTAGTTATGCCCACCTTCCCGTACTTTGAGATTAGTTCACCGTCAAACCCGTTCCACGCAACCAGCATGTCGAAGTTGGGCAATAGTTTCAAGGTTTGATTACAGTACGAGTCGAAAACGTCACCGTTAAACGGGTACACCCCCGCGTTTATATATAACATCGCTGCCTGTCCAAAGTTTCCCCACGGTACGGGGGAGTATCGATCATAGATCAGCAAGCATTCCCCTTCAACGTTACCGATTTTACCAATAGCCGAAGGGACGGCGTTTTTAATTCTATTGGAGATCCAGTTGTTTCCTTCTGTTTGTGAGAGCTTATTCATATTAGTGTTGCTTGTTGTATGTACAGTAGTCCGGTATTAAGGATTTGCTCCCACCTTGGAAGTGTATCGACTTGAATCGAATGTTAGTGTTTAAAAACTTGTTGAAGCAGTAAGGATGATTCCCATAAAAATTGATTTTCTTAGTACCGTCAAACTCGTAAAACGTGTCTTTGTCGTTTATATTGTGGTCGTATGTGGAGTTGTCTCTAACAAATGTTAGTTCTCCCACGCCATTCGCGCACTTATATCTTCCAAAGTATTCAAACAGGGTCATATCACAAACGCCCCCGGCTAGACCATGTTGCTGTCTAACTGAAAAGTGAGATGCGATCTTGGCAAACTCGTAGGACGTTTTATTCTGGTAGATGTCGAATAAAAATTTACAAAAGCTTGATAGCCCTATGTAGGAAAAATAAGAGCAACACCCCACGGATTTTAGTATTAAGGTGAATATGAAGTTATCGAAATAGTGCTTATCGTTAGTTACGTCATCGTATAATAAAACATCAGAGTCTATATAAAAAACGTGTAACAGGTTGTTGAGCGTCATATACTCATACAACACAAACCATCTTTGGAAACAAAACAACTCATAGTCTCCGAGAGTAGATAAAGGTACGTATATGTCTCTAAACTGGTTTGCCATCGTTAGGAAATCACCGATGTTGACCACCTTACAATTACTATACTCCCTGTCAGTTATGATAGTAACTTCGTTTCCACAATACACCGCTTGGTTTATTGCGTGTTGGACATACTCATCGTGTCCTCTATGTATTAGTAATACTGGAATCTTTTCACTCATGTTATCGAGTTAGTTTAAGGTTATTAAAGTATGCCACCTGTAGTTATGTAAATCGTTTCCAAACAACTCGATTCCAGCGTGTTCAGTGACATCATTGAAAACTGGTGGTATAGTTATGTAAGAACTTTCCATGGTAATGGGTTTATCATACGGAAGAACGGGCGGAAGAATCGTATATTCTTTCATAGCCGCTTCCAATGTAGCTTTCACACTTTCCGGTATAACGAATCCCGGGTCATGTTTCCCATCCATTACCGCCTGTATGGACAGGTGTCGGTGTCCTCTATACTCCGGGTAGTTGTCATCGAAGTATAGTAGCTTAAACCCTAACGCGTGGGCGTGTAGCAATCTAGCGGGCGCGTCTTGATGGTCGTCGAAAATTATCAAAGAGTTTTCAACCACATCATCGGCTATGCTTTTTTTCGTTATCGATAAGAAGTCGTTTGTCATGTATTGGGCGTTTTTGCTCCTATACACTATTTGTTGTAGGTTGGGGTCTATACATACTATTAGAGACTCTGGCAACACCTGATTTATCAACCATGTGGTTTGTCCTTTGAATACCCCGCTTTCTATGACCACCTTCGGTTTATACTTTTTGAGGACATAGAAAATATGAAACAGATTGACGGATAAGCACCCGCCATGGTTGTCTCGTATTGGTCTGTTCGGGTAGATGGATAAAAACTCATCTACATAATTTTTCAATTCTTCTCGCGTGTTCATAGTTTTAAGTAAAAGTTGGTGTCTGTGCCGCCCAAAATGTTATAGTGGTAACGGTTTATCAAATCCGTCAAATTGTTTATATTATGCTCGTATCTATACGTGGGTATAATATCATACGCCATGTATTCTGTATAATGAGATGCGCCCGAAGTGGTTAGTATCTTTAACAGGAATAGTACCTTTGATTGTAATGAGAGTATGAATTCTAGACATTCGTCTCCGTTCGGCAGAACATTAGTCAACGCGCTTGATATGACTATATCAAACCCACTTACATAACAGGGTGACAAATCTTTATAGTTCATAACCAGAAAATCCCCCTCATAGTTTTGTTTGGCTAGGTTTATAGCTTGCTCTGAATAATCAACTCCGGTGTAATTCTTAGGACATGCGCCTACGTTGTCTACTAATAATTTGCACATGCTACCAGTGCCACATCCAATATCTAAAATCTTGGTATCTGTAGTTACGATAGGGGTTATATGTTGTAAAATAAACTCCCAATGAGGTGGGTAGTTATGAGATATAAGTTCTGTTTTATTTAAATCCAGTTGCTTGCTAGCTACTGCGTCGTTTTTCCAATTATCCAAATGATTGTCACTCATGTTATTTTATCCACCAACTTGTTTTCCACCCATAGTTTCCAACCGCTTCGAAGAGTTTTTTGTTTTCATAAAACTTAAAAATCTTTAAATATTCCAGTCTTTCAGAATTATCCAACATTATAACTCCGCCATCCTTTAATACTCTATCACACTTTAGGAAGCAGTCAACCCTATTTCTTCCATCCACTAGAATAAAATCAAAGAATTCATCTTCATACTGGTCAACTATATAGGAGTAATTAGGAACGGTTTCATCGTTTGGAACGGTTTCAACCGCGTCTACAAATATCAAATTACAGTTTGGGTTGGTCTGATTGATAATTTCATCATACCACGGTTTATTATGTTCTATGGAAAATATCTGTTTGACCTTGGTTTGAAACCATAAGGTAGAATATCCAGACCCAAACTCCAACATAGTCATTCGGTCGGTTAGATATTTCTCTAAAAATTCTATAGACTCGTTTACCAACCAAGGTTTTTTTAATTCACTCATTATATGGTTTGTTGTTGTTTTTTAAAAATAGCCATTCCTTTTCCATCTGAAAGATGGACAGACTCATACTTAAGGCTTCTCTCATTGAAAAACGTTTCCACTGCTCGATCCACGTCTGGTATATTACACCCTACAGGACCAGAACTTCGGTAGTCATCAATGATCATCACGCCGTTGGTTTTTAAATGGGATATACAGTTCTTCATATCTGCCATAACCGTGCCATACTCATGCCCCCCGTCGATAAAGATATAGTCTAAGTTTGTCGGGAACTCTTTGGCGAAAAACTCCTCAGTCAGTATGTTCGTCGAATCTCCTTCAATAAAAGACAGATTGTTACATATTTTACACAGTTCCGCACAATATGCCCTACCACTATGGTAATCGAAATCTATGTCTATACTTATTAGCTTGTCTATGCTAGTTGAATGTATTAGCGTTGAGGTGTGTCTACCACCAGCAAACCCGATCTCTATACATTGTTTAGGTTGATGCAGCACGATAAACTCTATTAGGAAGTCTCGCTGAGTTTCACTTGTATGGCCGTCAGGATGCCAGTAGTTCTTTATATTATTAACTATATCAATGTTCATGTGAATGTTTTTAATTGGGCTTCGAAGTTTGATTTCAACTCTGCCATATCATTTAAAATTGAAGTTGGGTGGTTGCCTCTGAACTTGCATGTGTAACAGTCTCCCCTGACATGTGGCTTAAACTCATGGACTCCACAAAACTGTTTTTCTATGTCGTTTCTCTGTTCATCGTTGCCCAACACCCATGGCAAGTATATACTCTGGAAATAGTTATCTATACAGTTCTGCCTACTGACATCACTTTTATAATAGCTGACTTTATTATACACCTGTTTAGGAAACACGTATGAGTAATGATACATTTGCATCCCCAATTCTTGATACAATACATCACTGGTAATGTGCTTTCTATCGATGTGGTATGGGTACTGTATCGTCGGAGGTCTATGGGTTTCCCATGTTGAACCTTCGACATATTTAAATATGCGCAAAAAGTTGTCACAGTTTAACTCAAAACCAGTTAAAAATCTTTCAAATCCTCCGTAGAAAGAGCAGCTTTGTATACCTACGCTGGTCGGGGAGTTTTTTTCTAAGTATTGAATAATGTTTGTCAAGTCTTCGGTTGAAAAAACCTCGTCCGAGTCTAAGTTCCACACGTAGTCAATATCTGGTCTTATATGCGTCATATATGCGCGACATTGGTCGTCTTTCTCTCTAAACTGTCCATGGGTTACGATAATCTTGTTCTCCGGGTCGGGAAAAGTCTCCAATATCTTGTTAGTAGAGTCTAGTGAGGTAGACCTACCCATACGCTGCCAGTAACTAACTGGACCTTCCGAGATCAAAATCTGAGTAGCAAATGGGTATACTTGTTCCAAACACTGCTTTAACACATAATCTCCTTCAAACACTATCATTCCAAATGCTATTTTCATAATAAATCTTTCAATACGTATAATACATCGTCACGCTGTAACCGCCCGTCGTTGATTCCCTTGTATGGACTGGTATCTTGTGCCACCATACGGTAATCTTTTAAAACCACATCTTCCAGTTGCCGATGATACTCTTCTATGTTTTCCCCCATAGGATTTAAACTTAAAAAGTCGTGGAACTCAATTGATAGTTGCTTGGTACATTTGGGTGGTAGGTTATCCAATATCTCATATTCGGCCCCCTCCACATCCATTTTTATACAATCGAACTGAGATATTTTAAACTGGTCCATCAACTCCTGTATGGTAGTAATATCAACCAGATAAGACGACTTGAATGCGTTCTCAGCATGGCCAAGATGCTCGGGGCGACGGAGATTTTCCGGAGTGTTGTATATGGAATTGGCACCCCATCCCATGTACTCATAATACACTTGTTTTTCTCGTTTGATTCCCGTGCAAGCACTATTTATAAAATGAAAATTGGGGTTTTTCCCCACTACGTCGGGAACAGAAATATTATGCATCGGGTCAACCCCTATTACCTTCATTCCTCTCTGGAGCAACAAGTATGAGAAGTCAAACCCGTTACAACCCAAATCCAACACCCAATTATTAAGGGTCAATAACGTACTGCATACGGTATGGTTATTTATATTCTCGTATATATGTTTCATGTGATTTTTTTAGTCTGTCAAAGTACCTGTTGTATATGTCCGTCAAGGGCCATGTATTATAGTAATGCATGGGGGTGTAGCAGTGGTGACTCGTAGAAGCGATATATTGATTATCTGGTAAACTGTATTTGAATTGTGAAAAATGGGAGAACACCAGATCTTGGACTTCTCCATTCCAAATAATCTTTCCGTCGTTATACTTGGAATAATCATATAACTGCCATTGCCATGGAGCGCCATGACCTATTCCATGATCAGCGTAAACACTAACGTTTTTCTGTTGTGTGAAAACTTCTAAATATTTTTGGTCGCCGCATGTCGCGTATTCGGGGTGTTTTTTATACAACACGGAGTCTGCCCACCAATTTAGTAAAACCTTACCCGCACTGCTGTTATTGAAATACACTACTCCAACATTATAGTGACCTT